TTATCTGAATATAGTAAACAAGCTGGAAGCATCGAACATTGCTTATTCGATTGGATCTTTCAGCGCACCCGCAGTCTTGACCGGCGTGGCAGGCGATCTGCTATCCGGTGAAGTATCCATCAGCGTTCTATCCGATTGGAGCTAATACAATGGCTGATAATGACAAAGAGCGCGAGCGTTTCTTGACTAAAATCGGTCAGGTAAAGCCCGCGGAAGAAGCACCTAAACCAAAACCAACCGCTAAGAAAGACGAGGAATAGCCAACATGGCAGTTTTCTTAAACAACAAGGTCGGACTTAAGATCAACAATGTCGATCTTAGCGACCACGTAACTTCAATCACCTTGAATCAGGCTTTCGATGAACTCGAAGTAACTGCAATGGGTGACACCGCGCACAAGTTTGTCAAGGGTCTAGAATCTGCGACAATCACCGTATCATTCTTAAACGATCAAGCAACAGGCGAAGTTCTCGCTACTCTCAATGCAGCTTACGGCACAACCGTTGCATGGAAGGCAATCAATAACTCGGCAGTTGCAGTCGGAGCAGAAAACTTGCTATACAGCGGTGACCTTCTTGTCAATAACTTGACACCTATTAACGGTGGCGTTGGCGACATGTCTACAATGGACATCACCTTTACGGTAAACTCCGCAGTAACAGCGGCATCAACCGGCACGTTCTAAATTAGGAGAAATGGGCAATGGCAAGACTTAAAGTAACTAGGGCAGATGGCACAGAGTCGATCCACGAGATTACTCCAGCCATAGAGTATGCGTTCGAACTGCATGCGAAGAAAGGTTTTTATAAAGCCTTTCAAGAAGATCAAAAGCAGTCCGATATTTATTGGCTTGCGTGGGAGTGCTTGAAACGTGCAGGCGCACCTGAAGTTTATCCGTTTGGGGATAAGTTCCTCGAAACCTTAAAGGCTGTTGAGGTTCTAGGGGACGACTCCCCAAATGGTTAGCGCGTGATACTTGGACTTACCGAATAGCAGAATTATCGGTGAATCTAGGTATCGCGCCTAGCGAATTTATCAACATGGATAGGGATTTACTGAAAGCGTTTTATGCAGTAATCTCGAAACAGGCGGAAGATAGGAAAAATGCCGGTCGTAGTAGAAGGCGTACCTGAGTTAAAGAAAGCACTCAGAAAGTTTGCGCCTGACCTATTGAAGGAAATGAACGCTGAAATCAAGGTGGCATTAAAAGAAGTCGTGAAGGATGCACAAGCGAAAGTTCCCGGACAGGCTCCCGGCGGTTTGTATAATTGGAACGATAATGGCATGGAAGCCCAATCACGCACAAGCCGTGAGCGTGGCTTTCCGAAATACAATGGTCGCGTAATCCGTAAAGGCTTGACCTATTCAATCGGCAGACAGAAAAGAAACCGTCAAGGGTTTGCTAGCTTATATTCATTGCTAAACAAATCAGCCGTTGGAGCAATCGTTGAAACATCTGGTCGCCTTAATGCCTATGGCAGACCACAGGCAGGCAATAGAAACAGCAAGAATAGCAAGCAGTTCGGTTCGAGCAACAATCCCGATGCTGGACGTAGATTTGTTGGTGCTATGAATGGCGTTGGTCCATTGAAGCAGTATGACAAATTCAATCGTGGCAGAGGACGTTTGTTATATGCCGCTTACGCCGAAAATAATGGCAAAGCGCTTGATGCAACTTTTAGAGCTATTGATAAAGCGGCACGACTATTCAAGCAACGTTCAACAATGAGAAGGGCGGCATAATGTCTAATATCCGCATTGATATTGCTTCCGAGTTTAAAGATAAAGGTTTCAAGGCGGCTGAGAAGCGCACAACAAGTCTTAATCGCAAGTTTGATAATTTAGGTCGTACAGCCAAGCGTACTTTTATTGCCATTGCTGGTATCCAAGCCTTGCGGCGTTCTGTTGTCGCATTTGCGGAGGAAGATCGTGCTGCTAATAAATTAGCTGCAAGTTTGCGGAATTTAGGTTTAGCCTATAACACGCAAGCAATCGAAGATTATTTAGAAAAGAGCGAAAAGGCAACCGCAATAAGCAAGGAAGAATTATCACCTGCCATTGCTAACTTATTGACAACAACACTTAACGCTGAAAAGTCAATGACATTGTTAAACCTTGCCATGGATATTTCAACAAGCACAGGTAAAGATTTGACTTCAGTTACCACCGCTTTGAGCCGCGCGTTTAATGGTAATTATGCTTCTTTGGGCAAATTGCAAACAGCCTTTACAACTGCCGAACTTGAGGCTATGGGCTTTGAAAAAAGCATTACTGCATTGAACGATCAATTTGGCGGGGCGGCTGAAAATAACGCCGATACTTACGCTGGCAAAATTGACAAAATGAAAATTGCATTTGGTGATCTTGGTGAGGAATTAGGCAAAGGAATAATTGCTTTCCTTACTTCATTAGGCGCTGGTGATTATGATCAAGGGTTACAAAAGTTAGTTAATTTTGGTGCTGCAATTGGAGATATTTTTAGGCGTGCTGGCTTAACTATTGAATATACCAAGGCTTTGCTTTCCACGGGTTTTAGAGTTGATGCCGGTGAACAATTTAGACTTGATGAAATTCGTAGCAGAATGGCTAATCCAAATGCAACAGCAAATCGCACAGCCAACAGCGCAGCGGCTAACCGTGTCTTTTTACGTGATTACGGTAAGCAACTAGACATTCAAAAGAAAATTGTCAAAGAACGCGAAAAGGCAGCGAAACTAGCGGAAAAAGAAAAAAAGAACCAAGCAGCTTTAGCAAAAGCAAAAGCCGTATTTGACTTAGAAAAAATCCAAATAGAAGCCGCATTGCGTGGCAAAATAACCGAAGAAGAACGCACACGCCTTCTTTTGATGAAAGCAATTTTAAATGAAGATGCTGAAACTGCTACGCAATTAGCAAACAAATTAAAAGAAATTCAAGACGAAACCAAAAAACTTGCAATAATGCTAACAACTTTTCCTAAGGCTAATGATCCGTTTGCCGATTGGCATGATAGCCTTAAGAAACTTGATGAAGAATTAAGCAAAATTTTAAATATGACTAGCCCACAAAGCCTAGCCATTCGGTCATCGGCTTCGGCTGGTGCGGCGGCAATGTTAGGCGGAGATGCAGCGGCAGCGGCAGCACAAGCGGCAAATGCTAAAGGCGATGCCTCAGTTGCGGCAACAGCGGCGGCAGCGGCGGTAGCCGCGGCAATTACGCCTGAAGAAAAGGCAAGCGCCCAATCCTTTGCAGATGCAGCGGCAGCGGCAGATGCAGCGGCAGATCTTTTAGCTGAATCGGCAGATGCATTGATGATGGCAGCCGCATCGGCGGAAATGCTCGCGGCTTCCGAACTGTTTAGCGAATCAATCGCAGCGGCTCGCGGGGCGGGTGTGCCAAGCGGTGACATTATAGTAAATGTAGCTGGTACTGTTGTAACGGAAGTTGATTTAGCTGAAGCCCTTGTGGACACGATTTATCTTTATCAGAGAGCTGGCAAGCCCATAACCTTGCAGAATTTGGCAATCTAATGCCAGCACCTACGCTTCGCGTATTTGTGGACTTCGATAGCGATACTGCTTTTGAAACCGATCCGCTAATCCTAGGATCTGCAACTGAAGGCATCCTTGGCACAAACCGTTTAGGTTCTGGAACCTTACCGGTGGAGATTACTGACTTGGTTTACAAGGTAGCCATTCGCAGGGGTCGCAACCGCATCACATCGAACTTTGAATTCGGTAGCGCCGATGTCATGCTTTATGACCAAAACGGCGATTGGAACCCACTTAACAGCGCAGGTGCTTATTACCCTAATTTAGTCCCACTACGCCAAATCATTATTTATGCAACTTACCTAGGCGTGGATTATTACTTGTTCTCAGGCTATATCACCGACTATGACACAGGTTTTAGGCAAGGCAACGAGAACGTCAGCTCCGTAAACCTAAAATGCGTAGATGCCTTTAAGTTGCTCAATGGCTCGGCTATTGACACAGTTGCAGGGGCAGGCGCAGGGCAGTTGTCAGGCGCTCGTATAAATGCCCTTTTAGATGCCGTAGAATGGCCTGTAAGCCTTCGGGACATTGATAGTGGGGACTCTACCCTTCAAGCCGATCCCGGTGGCTCTAGGAACGTTTTAGAGGCATTACAGACGGTAGAGAAAAGCGAGTTTGGCGGCGTGTTTGTGGATGCCGAGTCCAACGTCCGTTTTATTAGCCGTAACAACCTAATCAGCAACCCTGCGACATCGGTTTATACCTTCAGCGATACAGGCTCCAATATCTCATATACAAATGCCGTAGTGGCTTTTGATGACACAAACTTGATTAATGACGTAACGGTCACACGCGCCGGGGGTACGGCTCAAAACGCCTACGATCAGCCAAGCATCGATAAATACTTTTTGCACTCAGGCGAGCGTTCAGGCATTTTAGTTCAAACCGATGCTGAAGCCTTGAATCAGGCTCAAGGCATCCTAGCCACACGCAAGGATCCTGAAGTCCGAATCGATAGCATCCAACTCAACCTATACGATGACATTAACCCAAATAAGCCCTTGGCTGGCGTTGATATTGAACTACTTGACGGCATCACGGTTATCAAGACCATGCCGGGATCTACCAGCGTTACACAGCCTAGCCTTGTAAACGCCATTCATCACGACATTACGAAATCAAGCTGGAACACAACCCTATTCACATCCGAGCCTTTATTAGCCGGTTTCGTGTTAGATAGCACGATTAGCGGTATACTAGGCGAGGACGTGCTGAGCTACTAAGGAGACACATGGCAGGCGCAGGATATAAGTTATTTAACACCGGGGATGTGCTAACGGCTGCCCAAGTGAACACGTATTTGCAAGAGCAAGTAGTGATGGTTTTTGCAAGCGCAACCGCTCGAACAACGGCGCTATCGGGCGTTTTATCCGAAGGAATGGTTAGTTATTTACAAGATACTAATGCTGTCGAAGTTTACAATGGAACATCTTGGGTAGGTGTAAGCGGCGCAGGTGACCTAACTGAAATTGTTGCTGGTGCAGGAATCACAGTTACTTCTGGAACAGGTCCAATTCCAACGGTTGCATTAACGACACCTGTGGCAGCCACAAACGGCGGCACAGCGCAATCGACTTACGCAACGGGAGATTTACTTTACGCTTCAGGAACAAATACTTTAGCGAAAAGAGGTATTGGTTCAACAGGTGACGTTTTAACTGTTGCAGGTGGCGTGCCTACTTGGTCTGCTCCCGCTAGTGGTGGCGGAATGACACTTATTTCCTCTCAAGCCATGTCAGGCGTTTCGTCCATTAGCTTTAATTCAATTAGTGGAAGTTACACTCATCTCCAACTTATTTTGCGTGGTTATTATGCTTCTAGCGGCACGCCTAGTTTGCAATGGGAATTGAATTCAGATACTACGACTACAAATTACATCGGTTCTGCCGACGTACAAAGGTCTGGAACGAGCAGTAACCAAGAATTGTGGAACACTAAAAATCTTGTCGGTTCTGGCATGACGTATCGCACAACTTCCACTAGCTACAACCACCTAGTAATAGATTTATTTGATTACACAAACACGGTAGCTTGGAAAAATTGCTTTATCCAAGGATTCCAATTGACTGATTTCAGCACGACCAATCGAGCCTATATTTATGGCAATTTGGCTTGGACAGATACTTCAGCGGTAACTAGCATTAAAATTTTAAACAGCGCAAGCAATAATTGGTCTGGTGGAACTGCCCTACTTTACGGAGTCAAATAATGTCTAATCCAATAATCAAAATCGTTAATCTTGAAACCGATGAAGTTATCGTTCGCGCAATGACTGACGAGGAATTTGCGGCATCTGAACAAGCGGCAAAAGAACATGAAGCAGTTGTTGAAAAAAATCAAGAAATAGAAAAGGCAAAACTTGATAAAAAAGCTGAACTTTTGGCACGTCTAGGGCTAACCGAAGAAGAAGCGAAACTTTTACTCAGCTAATGGCTAAACTTTGTAAAGCGGGGCAGCAACTTAGAGAGCAGATTGACGATGCGTTCCCCGATAGAAGTCGAACTGCGCCTGAAGGGTGGCTCGGTGATAAACGCCATGCCCTTAGGGTTAGCGATCATAACCCGCAACCTGATTCAGGAATTGTACGTGCCTACGACTTTAACGCTGATCTTGGACCAAGCAAACACGAAATCCATGATCTTGTTGATCAACTTCGATTACTTGCCAGATCTGATAAGCGAATTTCTTACATAATTTTCGATGGCAAAATTGCAAGTTGGAAGCGTAATTACAAGTGGAGAAAATATACCGGCAGCAACCCGCACCGAGGACATTTCCATATCAGTTTTACTGCCAAGGGCGATCATGATGGCAGCATGTTCAGAATCCCGTTATTGACAGGAGAACCCATAAATGGAACAACTAAAAGCAGTAGCCGCAAGTTGGGCAAGATCCTTTCTAGCAGCCGGAATAGCAACATACCTAGCGGTTGGGTGGGATGTACCTGCAATTGTCAATGCCGCTCTGGTCGCGAGTCTGCCGGTTATACTGCGCTGGCTCAACCCTAACGATACCGCTTTCGGAAGGCGATGACACCGGCAGAATGGGCAGCCTTTGTTGCTGCCATACTTTCATGCTGCGCCCTTATTGTCGGGGGACTGCGTTACATTATTCGTCATGAAGTGCCGTCAATTATTGATGCTTCACATATCGTGTCGCGCATCGAAAAATTGGAACGCATGGTCTTAGAATTGCTTACTAATGAGCGCAAGAAAACCAACAAAAAGCGAACTAGCCGCTAAGCGTAAGCGCAAGGAAAGCGCAGCGCGTAAGACAGGCGAACCGCTAAAGCCCATAGATATTTGGGCTACACAAATTGTTGAGTGTTATGAAGCTCTAGTCAGGGCTGGTTATGGTGAAGATAAGTCGCGCTGGTACATAGAGGAACAGATGCGCCTTCCCGATTGGATTATCCCTAATCCAGATCAGTCGCCCTACGAGGATGAGGACGAGGACGATTAAGCGCATTGTCGTTATATCGGATTTACAGGTTCCCTACGAAGATAAGAAAGCAGTAAAGAATGTCGCCCAATTCATCAGAAAATACAAGCCTGATGACGTTTTATGCGTGGGCGATGAAATCGACTTCCAAACAATTAGCCGATGGAGTTCCGGTCGGGATGAGTGGTCTGGAACCATTGGT